TTTTCTTGCGTGGATGATCCCATTCAATCACCTTGTACTCTAAGTGCTTCTTGTCTTGCATCTTTTTTTGTTTTTAAATACGTTTCAAATTCATTTTTAAGTGTATCAATATCTTTTAACAGAATATCTTCGTAAACTAATGATTTAAACCATTCATTAAAGTAGTATTTAGCAATCTTATCATCTATTGCCAATTCAGTTAATCCGCTTATTTCTTCATCTGTTTTGTGAACGAATGGCTCTAATTTAATCCCTTTCTGAGCGATTGTAAGACTTTCTAAGTCGTTAGCAAATTCAGCTTGATAGAATTGATTCAATAGATAATCCAAGCTAACTTTCGGACTGCCTTTTTCTTTTGCAGTTTCATATTTATTCCAGATTTGATCAGGACTTTCAACTAAAAACCTACGACCATAATTAATACTTGCACCTTTAAATGATTCATTCAGGTAGAAATAACCGATAAATTCAGTCATTTTCTTTTCCATGTCCTCGAATGAATCAGCTAATTGATTAAGCCTATCATTTACAGGTTGAACGTCTAAAAATGCAGCCGTAGCCGTTTCATTAGCTGTCTTTTCCTGTAATGCAGTACCCCACATAGAAAAGTGCATTAATCCCCAAATCCAATCTAACTCGATCCGTTGTTCTTTCCAAACTTCCAAGTCTGGTTGAACATATCCGGCTATGTTTGGTGCAAGTGTCGGCTCTTCTGTTGATGTTGGAGGCTTAAGTTTAATCACATCTGAAACATCTTTTCTAAATGTGTGACCTTCTCCGTTGCACTCAGGACATTTTACGCCTTCATATAGTTTTGTACCATCACATTTTTTGCACGGTTGAACGTATGCCCAAAAGATAGGATACCCATGTAAAAACTCGTATATATTCTTAACTGAACTTGTGTTTAAATAATGATCTGCCAATTCTATTACTGAATCAACCGGACTCTTTTTCATTTCAAGTTCGTAGTCGATCAAATCAGAATTAATAATAGCAGGGCATCGTTTAAACAAAACAGGATAAGTTTCATCTTCAACTATTGATAATATTTCACCTTGCTTTTTAACCAGATAATCAAACTTATCATCTACAACACGATAAAAGTCTGCATCAATCTGTTTTCCTGAAACGTCAGTCTTTTTAAATGGTTTGAATATTACCCATTCAACATATCGACCATTAGCTTTATAATTGAGAATACGTTCAATTGATTTAATCGTTGGGTAAGTTTCTTTGTCTTTAACCTCGAAAAATACCAATCCGTTAGGATCAGAATAAAACTTATTAACCTGTATCTTTTGAATCCAATCCGTTATTGAATATCCATACTCAACATCAGATAATTTAGTCTTTAATTGCTGTTCTTTTGATTTTGTTGAGGCGGAATAAGTTCTATTGCCACCTTTGGCTGAGAATATCTTATCAACGGGTCTGAGTAGATTCTCAAAGACAAATTTATTTGAAGTAGCGAAATCTTTTCTTAATTGATACTGACGTTCATTTTCGTAGTGTCCTACTTTTGCTAAGTATTCTACAACGTCATCACCGTTAATATGGACATTCAAAGTTTCATGTTGTACACACGCTTCTTTAATCCATTTCGGTTTACCTTGATTGATCAGGGTTTTAATATCTTCAAAAGATAGTACTGACATAGTTTAAATATGTTTGTACAATATTACAAAGATATTTTGATAAAATTATCATTTTGATAAAATATTTTTAATGTGATAAAGTTTACCACATTGCTACAAAATCTTTTTTAACCTCAAAAATCATCTTCATTAGTAACATATCTAAATAGTCAGGCGAATGGCCTAGGCTTTCTTTCATTTTATCCTTTGTGATTAACTTCTTTTTTGACGTGTCGTTATCTAAATTATCAATCTTCAAACAGGCTGATATTTCTTTTTTTATTTCTTCCTCTTGAAATTGTGAACAGATAATTTTAATCTGTCTATTATTGATAAGTTCTGACAATTTAAATCCACATTCAGATTTTAAATTTCCAAACTTCTTATCACATTTGGTGCTTCCTCCGTGAAAGGTTTTAATATTATTAATGTAGCTTTCTAAATATGCCCCTAACCCGTCACTATCAGCCACTATATTTGAATTGCCAACACCTTTACTATCTTTTAATTCTTTTAGGTCTAATTCAATTGATTTTCCTGTTGATTTACCTTTATCAATTGAAACAGTACACCGATTCCCTTCCCAATACCCTGCAATGAATTTATCCCTTCCCTGCATCGCTAAGTCAGCAGAAATATACTTTTGTACTCCTATTACATGATCGTTTGTGAATATATCACAAATTGCATCCCAACCACATAAAGCTGAAGGATCATCGTCATAATCGAAGTTACCTAATATTTGCCTTTGAATAGTTATTTGGTCACCTGTCTTAGTTAAATCCTCAATCCATTCTTTTACGCTAGGATGTGGATTATCTGCTGGTAATGCCTGAATAAATCGTTTATGGTCTGATTCTGTACCCTCTTTGAAGGGAATATAATACCTGTTGTAAACGTGGTTTTTAGCAGGATTAAAGCACTCAAACTGCTTTCTTTTCAGATTGTAAGTGTCGTTGTTTCTCCATCCGGTACGCTCAAACAATTTATAAACTACCGACAATTCCGTTTCGTTACTTTCGTCTATTGCTGATCTGGTTAACTCGAAACCTCCGAATCTGGTATTTAACGGATCGCTAGGTTTATAGGCTGTATCGATCAAAAATACGTCTGATTTATTGTTGAACGATATTTTATTTAGCTCCTGATTGTAGTTATAAGTGAATCTAGCTGACTTATTTTGTTTGGCATCAATTACACCATAGAACTCAAACTGTTTAAATAGAGTTAATAAAACAGTCCTTTTAAGCGTTGATAGTTCCTTACGTGCCAATCCCCATGCAATATCATGATAAGAAAAGCAGTCGAAGATAATTGCAGTACATTCTATGATGGATTTTCCTGAATTATGAACTATGATATTATCTTTTGTTACTGTGTAATTGTGATTGTCTTTTACATGAAGATCGTAAATAGGTCCATTTAGATATTCAAATCGAATACCTTTTATTTCTTTGTCAGTTATTTCACGTGATTCCATGAACGACGAAGGATAACATCTTTTATCGTACATGGTTTTACTCCGTATTCCTTCGCTAACATTTCTCTGGTGTATTTTCTCGGTTTGAACTTCTCCCTTATTTCTTTGACTTGAATTTCTGTCAAAATAGCCAATCCATTTAACTCTCCATTTCGTAAACAGTTTGGATGTTGTTTCTCTCCTTTTTTGAATGTATGAAGTCTTCCGGCTGCTGCTGAATATTGAGCGTTCTCTCTCCATGTCATCCACTTTAAATTCGTTGCTTCGTTGTTTGAACGAATAAAATCGTCGTGATTGATTACCGGAAGATTTAACGGATTCGGAACGTGATATATTCCCACTAATCTGTGCATCTTTACTGTTCTGTTCTTTCCGTTTATTACTAACATCGTTCGCAAATAACCATTCCCATCCAATGCCGGATTCATTAGCTTTAATTTGCTTGTATTCCGATGGTTTGTTGTTGCTAATCTCCCTTTGTCCGATATGTAGTACGTTCCTTCCATTTTGGCCCAAACTTCGTTCTGCAAGTTCAAAAGCCTTTGTCCATTTACCTCTAAATAATAATTCATGATCATAGGTACATTTTAAGTTGTTTGCAAATATAGCCATTTTTGGCGGTTCTGCAAGGTTAAACCTAAAGTTAATTAATACCTCTTTAAATTCTTTTTCTTTGGTAACTTCATTGTAAGACAATACGAATTCACCTCTTTTAATGTCTTTTATTGGCTTGTGTCCGGTTGAAGTTTGAACTAAAGTTTCACCGGTAAAACAACGGGCTGAACCACCATAACCGATATCTGTTGTTATTTCATCGTTTAATAACTCTAATGTCAATATTTGCTTTGAAGTCATATAAAAGTAATTCCCATCAGGATAGATACCGATGGGAATGTGAGCGTATTGTTTGCGCTTGTAAAGCTCTATATAGATTTCAAATTCGTGAGAAGTCATTTAAATATTTTTGATCCTGATAACAGATTCGAACTGTTGACCACCTGAGTACAAAACAGGAACTCTACCAACTGAGCTAATCAGGAATTAATTATTTACTATTTTTTGCCTCATAAATACACTTTGCAATCCATCCCATCAAATATGCGTTAGCTTCATGTCCGACGTTCTTTTCTCCTATTCTATGCCAAATATCATCAACAGCATGACTTGCTTCGTGTGCAATGTTACTAATATTACAAGCCTTTTTACTTTCAAATACAATCAATACACCAATCAATCTATTTTCTTTTTGCTGAACTAATCCGGTTATTGCATCTGTATTATCATAATCAATGTCTATATCAGCATCGTCGTATTTCCATTTAAAACGTTCGCTTAATGCTTTACAATCTTTTGTTATTGATATCCATAATTTTACAGGATAAATAACCGGATTAAATTCATGTATAACTGTTTTCTTCATGTTTAAGTTTTTTAATTCATCATTGGCTGTTCATAGTCAACTGTGCTTTCAAAATCAGGTTCGTATGTTCCTTTTTTGCATGGTATTTCAACTATTAATTCTCCAATTATACGACAATACCCAAGCCCATTATTTTGACAATAATATTCTGCGTCTTGTAAATTAATAGCATTAACAACAGGGCCAGCCCATTTCTTTTGCACTCCTGTTTTTGCATCATTTGCAATTATTTCAGTTAACCATTTTTTCATATATTTTTAGTTTATGTTTCAATTATTTTAATCAACCAGCCATTTAATCCGGTTACCAAATCAATCTTGCCAGCCTTTCTTAGCTTCCTAATTTCATCCTTTACCTGATCTTTGGTTAATTCGTTTCTAAGATCATAGATTAATTCATTGACTCCGATATAAGGCCATTTAGACTGATTGTATTTGGTGAATATATAAGTTTCAACTAATCCCATAATATTTTAAATTTATCCACACGCTGAGCGAACCAGATTAACTAATTGATTTTCAATGATAGTTTTTTATTTAACATTTTTGTAAACAAACCAATTATTTCAATTTATTACTTGCGTTCGCTCTCAATATAAGTTCTTCGGTAGATAATTGTGATAAATCAACTGTTTTAATCGTTCCTGAATGCTCAATCTTATCAGCAGACTTATATCCCATCATTTCATTAATAGTCTTAATTGCGTCTGTTTTGCTGAATAGTTTAATTTTAACGTATTCAATCTCTTTTGTCTGATCATCAAAATTAACAGTCACAGTCTTAGTATCTATGCTTTCAATAGCGGCCTTTTGATCGTCTGTAAGCTCGTCAAAGTCTTTGCGTTCTATCCATGTATTATGAAGGTGTGCAATGGACGTAAAAGCAATCTTTCCAAGCTCTATAAGGTTTCTAGCCTTGTTAATATTGCAAGTCTTTTCTAAATCTTCTTTAAGGTAATTGACGAACTGACTAATTCTAACATCTTCTAACAACCTAGTAGCAGAAGCAGAAGCACTTTTATACTCACAATCTGGATAAACTTTCATGTAAGCCTGAACTCTATTCCATCCATTAATGAAGTATTCCCTCGCAAAATCTCTATGACTTTGTTTTAAATCATTTTCAAGTTCTTCTAATGTATATTGTTTCTGTTCAGACATTTAACTACTTATTAATCATTTACTTTAGCTATAAATAAACCTAATATAATAGCCCAAAACCCCCACTCAATAGCAATTCCATAAGCGTTACCAAGTTTTAGGTTTTCTTCGCTTGCTTCATATCCATAAGTAAGGCATGGCGTAATGTGAAAATCTGTATCAATTGGTTTTTGCTTTAAACCATTCAAAAGGTAAAGTTTGATTTTATATTTTTTCATCTGCCATTAGTTATACCAATTAAAAACGAATTCACAAGTATTTTGAAAGTTAGTTGATTTCTCATTGCAACTGATCTTCATTTCACCTGATTCGTTCGAATAGATTTCAAAGTTATCTAAATTTTCTGATATATTGCTTTCAAGTGAGGTTTTTACTTCGTCTTGAATCTTTTGGATTAGTTGTTGTTTATTCATAACTATTTTTTAAGAGTCTTTAACAGTTCATCTTTATTTGACCAACATTCTAACTTTTTATCGTATTCTGTAAATTTAGATGAAACAATTAACTTTTCGTAAAAGTCTTTCAATGCTTGATTGTAGGCTTCTGTTTGTGTTTTTCTTATCGCATCAAGAGCATTATTTGTACTTACAAACCAAAAGTTCTGATTTGAATTTCCAAACTCTGCTATTTCATTTACAATATTTTCAGCCTTTTTCATTTCAGTATTCTTTTTGAATGTTTATTTCGTTCTGTTCAATAATTTTCCGTAAACTATTGTTCTTTTCGGAAGTTTACTTTTGTTTATTTCAATTTGTATTTTTAATAGCTGAATTTCAATTCTTAACTTGTCTTTAGTTAATTGCCTTAATTCGTTCTGATAAGTGATATATGATCCTAATTGATAACCAATATAGCACAAACAAATAATTATTAAAATGCTTCTAATTTTTGATTTCATTTTCTTTAGTTTTTAATTCATATATTCCTTCTCAATGTAGTTAATCATTGACTCAGTACATCTTTTACAGTCTGGCATACCTTTAACTTTAAACAATTCTAAGTATCTTAATCCTCGAATAGTTGAGTAAGATTCATAAAGTGTTTCATTCTCTATCCATAAATGATCGTGATTGAATACTTTATTTAGCTTGATTTCGATGTTAGATTCCATTGGTTATTTCTTAAAAATAATGCAATATAGCTTTTTGCAAGCTGACTGAATAGACTCTTTTGCTGTTTTAAACCTTTCATAGCTTTTATCTCTATAATCATAATAAAACGTAGTATTGCTATAAAATTTAACGCATTTATTTGCTATTAGATATGGCACTTCTGACGTTTTACCGACATATAATCTATTTGGATCAAAATTAGCTGTTAACATTGGCACATGATCAAATCCCTCAATCCAAATATTATTTTTTAAGTTTTTCATAGCAACTCACATTTAATTGATTCGAATAACTCCCACGGAATACGCTCTTTTGCCGTTATTTCAACTGTTCCGCTTATTACTGTTATTTCAGTAATCTGATAGCGTTTTATTTCTTCACTGAATTTGGTTTGTAGTTTAGATAGTTGGTTCATTTTATAATCTTTTAGCTTTTATTAATAATTCACCAATCTCAAGCATTTTAACTGTATCAATCATGCCGCTACCGTGATAAATGGAATTCAACATAGATACAACATCTTCGTAACACCCAATATCCATCTTCTGCTGTAAATTGAAGCAGTAAGAAACAAATTCAGCGTTTGCATTCTCAATATCGTAATTACCAATTCCGCTTGATGGAATCAATATTGCTTTAATGCTAATATTATGAGCTGATTCTATTTTAGTAGATATAAGTCCTGAATTACTGATAAATTTTCCTTTTGTAATGTTTTCAAATGCCATCGTTTCAATTTTTAGTGATTATAAATATACTCAATTATCGTATTATTTCAAAGCAAAACACTATATTTGTTTCACTTCTTTTTGTTTCATAAAGTTTGGTTTAGTTTACCGGATAGTTACTTAGGCTATCCGGTTTTTTAATTAAATTATAACCATTTGAAGGTTCGAATGTTCTATTCATATTAAAACAATAATTCTGCATAAAAGAAATAGAATTATTTGGCCAATAATTTTTACATTCAAAACAATTTATATTTTTACATTTTATATTTTTCATATCAATTATATAATTTGTTTGCCAACCTTTTCAATGATAGTCAATCCCCCACAAATAATATTTCTATTCTGAGAATAGCATTTTGCCCATGCGATTGCATCTGCTTTTACTCCCCAATGAGTTGACCATGTTTTATTTAATTCTTTAGCAAATCCTTTATATTCTGTTATAATTTCAAATCCATAATCTTTACCTAAAACCACGATACGCCTATAATCAGAAACGTATTCATAATAAATAGGTCTTGCATTGCTTTTGGGTGCATAGGCAGCTTCGATTTCTCTTCTGGTTTGTTCAAACGTTGATCTCATTTCCTTAGTTTTTAGTGTTTTTATATTCTCAAAGGTACTATATATAGTCACACCGTCAAAACAAATAAGTATGTTTTAAAGCATGAAAAATACATGACTAAATATTTGCATTGTATTACTAAATATAGTTATCTTTGGTGTATAAATTAATCACTAAAACAAAACAAAATGGAATCAGGAAACGAAATTTACGGAGGTGTTAGAGTTAATGAAACTTTAGAAATGTTCATCAATAAAATTAACAATGAACGTGACGAAATGAATGAAGTATCATATTGGACAAAAGAGATGGAAGAAAGATATGAAATTTTAGACAAACAATTAGTTGATTTATTAGATGCAAGAACTGCTTACAGATTACAATTTTAACTAACCATTTAAAGCTGTCCTATCTGGCTACGGGGAAAGAAAATGAAACAAGGCGATAAAATATCAATGACAAATTATCACGGAGAAACAATCGAATCTTTTATCTCATACGTTGGTAGATCAAAGTTTTCTATTCAATACATGGGTAAAAAGAAATTCAATATTTCCAGATGGAATGAATATTTTATGCCTATTAGAAACGCTAAATTTATCTAAAATGAGCCTAGATTTAACCAAAGTTGACAACATAGAATTTGATTACGATACTAACGATTATCCTGACTTCTCAGATGCTTGTATTACATCTGCTGATTATGACGGTAATCAAATGACTGACGAACAACTTGATGAATTGAATCAAGATAGCGATTTTGTACACGAAAAACTAATCAATTACCTATTTTAAACAACCCTAACTTTGTGCCAAATTTAAGTATAAATTACCCTAACTTTATAACATATGAACGAAAAACTATCACTATTAACCCTCTTTATTGAGAAGCTAGAGCAGGCTAGAATTGCCAAAATAAGCCAAAATAAAATATCTAAAGATACTAGCATTGCCGTTAATACGATAAGCAGATATGTAAACGGACACGGTCAGATGCAAACTGATAATTATGAAAAAATAGTTAATTACATAAACTCTAAACTCGATGAAAAAGCGAAAAAATAAGATTCCGGCATTTATTCCGAATCAACCATCTCCATCATGGTGGACTGGAAAATACATAGGTGAAAGAAACGAAATCGAAGAACGCAAACAAAGAGAGAATCAAAAGAAATTAATGTTAAACAATAAAAATAATAAATACTGACATGAAAAAGCCAACTGAAGTAACCCTAAAATTCTGGATCGGATTAATCGGATTCTGCGCAATTATCCTTTTCATTCCTTACTCTGATTATTTAATCAGCAAATTCTCTAAAGTTGCTAGTTTCGATTCTGAAACGTTTTTATACCTAATTGCTGCCTTTTCTTTTTCATTGGCAATATTTAAAATTATTATAGGAATTAAAAGAATGCTAAAATGAAAGAACTATTTACCTACCTTGATAGCTTATCAATTGAAACTATATTTATTTGCTATACTATTGCTTTATTCGCACTTTATTTATTATCAAACCGAGTTAAAAAACAATCTAAAAACTAATCACATGAAAGATTTAATCTTAAACATTTGGAACGCTTACACGCTTATTGACGTAGTTTTAATCTACTTATTTGTAATGTTATCACTGTTCTACTTTTTGCGTCTTAAACAGGCTAAAAAGAAGGTTAAAAACTATTCTTTCTTTTCTACTTGTTCGGCTGAGACAATTGAGGATTACGAGAACCAAATCAAATTGCAAGAATGCCAAATCGAAGATCGTAAAAAGTACTTTGAAGACGCGGTGGCTGAGATTACAGAACTACGAGCAACTAATAATAGATTAAAAGATACAATTACTGGATTATTAAACGATGAAAATAATATAATTACAGAACTAAAAGAAGATATTCGGATTAAAGATAAAACTATTGAAGAACTTGTTTTAAATCGTGATTATTGGAAAGAAAGAGCATTACACCAGAAACATAGCAAACAGGTAGAAAGCGAATATTGGGAATACATAGGATTTAAATATAATCCATATTCACCGATTGATTTTGAAAATGGCAATAAATATAAATTTCTTCATGCTGCTGCCGATGGAATATTCTATCTAAAAAACGAACAAGGCGAAGAACGATTAGTCGAGCGCAAATATTTTAAACCAGTCATAAAGTAATTCTTTACAACTGTTATACAACACATCAAATAGTTGTATTTATTCGCTAAGTATGGCTATTTTTGTCTCAGTATTAATCAAATAAAAACTAAAACATGGAATTACAAAAAGTTGATCCTAAAGAATTCGGATTAGAAGAAATTCAAGTCATAACAATTGAACAGGCATTTTTACCAAAGATCGCTGAACGTGATGGATATTCGGTAATTTACGAACAGTTAATCACAAAAGAGTTAACAAAAGAACTTTGCAATGAAGCCGGAGACCTTCGCAGAAAGTTAGTAAAAACACGTACCGGAATCGCTGACATTCACAAAACGCAAAAGGCATTCTTTTTATCGGCCGGACGTTTTGTTGATGCTTGGAAAAACAAAGAAACTTTACCTATCGAACAGATGGAAGAAAAGCTATCTGAAATCGAAAAGCATTTCGAACGCATCGAAGCCGAAAGAATCGCAAAACTTGAATCAGATCGTAAAACTGAAATATCGGCTTATTCTGACTTGTTTCCTTCCGGTTTGGGCGTGATGGATGAATCAGTATATCAAAACTACTTGGTAAGCGTAAAACTGGGCTATGAAGCCAAAATTAAGGCAGAACAGGAAGCCGAAGCCGAAAGACTGAGACTTATTGAAGTTGAGAAAGAAAATGCCAGATTGAAAGCAATTGAAGATGAAAAGATCAGACAAGAAAATGAAAGGCTAAAAGCTGAGGCAATCGCAAAAGAAAAAGAAATCGAAGCGGAACGCAAACGTCAATCTGATTTATTGGCTAAACAAAAGGCTAATGCTGACGAAAAAGCACGTATCGAAAAAGAAAAACAGGATGCAATTTTAGCCGAAATTGAAGCAAAAGCAAAGATTGAAAGAGAAAAGGCAGAAGCCGAGCGCAAGCGACTTGAGGATGAATTGAAGGCAAAACAAGAGGCTGAGCGCAAAGCCAAAGAATTAGCCGAACAATTGGAAGCTGATCGTATCGCAGCCGAAAAGAAAGCAGCCAAAGCACCGGACAAAGAAAAGCTGGTTAAGATGGTTGATTCGATTGTTATCTCTATTCCTGAGCTTAAAGACTCTAACGCAATTGCAGCCGCCAACGTGATCAATGCAAAATTTGAAGCGTTTAAAACGTGGGCTAAAAGTCAGATCGAATCCGTTTAAAATAAATTTGCATGGAACGAAAACAATTTGTATTTTTGTTTCATGCTAGTTTTGATCACCAACATAGTCGAATTATATTCAAACATATTCTCCAAACGTGGAGGACTCAGGACTAGCATCCAAAGATTTAACCATATCCATTTATTTGGGTGTGGTTTTATCGTTTCTAATAGTAGCTGAAAATAACCATTATAAGCAATTGAATGAAGTTAGTTATATAAAGCCATTCTGAAAGCTAATAAAGGTCTTAAATCACACCTCAGTCATCAGTATTGATGAAAGCATACAATCAGTTAAATCATTATTGCACGTTCTACGACTTATGTGTATAGTGAGCCAAAACGGAATCCGAGAACTCATTCGAGAAGTAGTTTTAGTCTGAATTTATAAGTTATATCCTTTAAGGGGTAGGGGTATGACTTATTTTTTCAGACCTTCAAAAACCTCAAATCTTTTCTCAAAGTAGTTGGTTATTAAACTTTCAGAATATGTTTTTAAACAGTAGTTAAAATTAGATTAATCAATTCAAAATAAATAAATTGCGGTATATTTAAACTAAAAGCTATGAAAACTGAAATCAAAGAAATTTATAAATGTGAATATTGCAATAAGCTTTATCAAAAAAAATCAGCTTGCGAATATCACGAATTATCATGTAAAAAAAGACCTGATTATTTAAGGCCGTGTCATTCATGCCAAATATTAACTAAGGTAAAAGAAACTATTTGGGCTGGATATGGAGATCAATATGGGAATGAATGCGAAAGAATTGTTGATGTTTTATTCTGCAAAAAGTTAGATTGTTTTATTTATCCTCCGTCTGTTGCTACAAAGGGAAACGCATTTGAAATGGCTAAATTAAATATTGAAATGCCTAAAAAATGTGAGTTTTATATTAATGATGGTAGTGATTCTTATAGTGGTTTTATTTCTGAATGTGACTTTTAATGTTGCAGAACACACTATTAATTGATATTTGCATACCTATATTTAGTATCTTTGGTATATAAATTAATCATCTAAAAACCCATATCATGAAAACACTAGAAGTTGAATTTACCGAAGAAGACAAAAACAAATTATTAAACATTATTTGCAGGCGAGCTGAGAAAAGCGAACAATGTCACGAAAGAGCTGGATCTAGTTTTGTAGTAAAGTTTAATGAAGAATTATTTGTAAGTGCTAAAGTACTTATTGATGATGATTTTAGCGGCAAGCCTTCCAGATACGCTTCGTGTGATATCTCAGTAATTACAGTTGAAGGTTTTGAGGACGTTAAATCTAACCTTGATTATCTTTTTGAGGACTCAATTAACAAAGCATTAATTAACGAATTTCATAAAAATAACTAATGAAACCTAAAAAACTATGTGTTAAATGCGGACATTTATCCGTACTTAACGAACACGGAGCGTGTAAAGAATGCGAACAATACGATCAAAATAAAAACAATTCTAAAAACTAAAAATTATGGCAATTATTAAAAAGAGTGATTCATTTCCAAAACGTCCGGTTATTATCCTGTTATACGGACAGCCTGGAGTAGGCAAAACAAGTTTATTCAACACTTCTGTAAATCCTATCCTTTTGGACTGCGATCGTGGGGCAGACCGATCAATTAACCGTCAAGATACTATCATTGCTTCAAAATGGAATGATGTATTGGCTGATGAATCAGAAATCAAAAACTATTCAACTTTAGGAATTGACACCGCTAAATCTGTACTTGATGACTTTTTGATGACTTACGTAGCTGAACAGGATTACAAACTGAAAGCCAACAAGCTAAAGGCTTACGGTGCGATTGGTGACGAATTTAAGCTATTCATTAACCGGAGAAGAAACGAACAAATTGATATTGTCGTTATTGCTCATGCCAAAGAAGAAAAAGACGGCGATAATACAAAGTTCAGTCCTGACGTTACAGGTGGCTCAAAAGACTTATTATTGCGTATTGCCGATCAAGTTGGATATGTTTACATGGCAAACAACAAACGGACTATCAACTTTGACCCTACTGATAAAACAATCGGCAAAAATGTAGCTCGTTTGCCAATTATGGAGATTCCAGACGAAACAGATCCGAAGTTTAAAACCTTTATGGCTGAAATTATTGAGTCTGTTAAAAACTCTATTCAGGCAATGAGCGAAGATCAAAAAAATGCTATGTTATTGATCGAAAAAGTAACCGGATTGATTGATTCAATTAACACACCTGATGACGCTCAAAGTTGTTCCGAGCAAATCGGACAATTACCAAAGGCGCAAAAGATTGGATTTAGAAATTCATTTTCTGCCAAACTTAAAGAAGTTAATTTGATTTTCAACAAAGATTCAAACAAATTTGAATATGCTACATCTGCGAGTAACCCAGCTTGAAAAGTTTAGGCGTTTTATTAATGAGGTCTCAGAATATGAAACTGAGGCTTCATTAATGGAAACTTTGACCGGACAATTTACCGGAAATGAATATACCAGAATTGGAACTGCATTTCATAAGATTATTGAATGTGGTCAATCTGCTATAAATTATGGCATAATTCCAAAATATGACTCTGAGTCTGAAATAATAAAAGCAATTGTTAATGTTGATGATTTTAAAGTAATATTTAATATTAATCATGCTGATATTGCTTTGAACTATAAAGAGTCAATTAAAGGCTGTTTTCACGAAATAAGAGCCAATAAAGTATATTCGATCAATGGAACTGAAATAAACGTTTCAGGAGGTGCTGACGTAGTTCTAGGTAACCAAATTAGGGATATTAAAACAAAGTATTCATATTTGAAATCAATCTCAGACTATACCGATTCAGTTCAATGGAAATTGTATTGCGATATTTTCGAGCTTCCTGAATTTTACTTTGATGTTTTCGAGTTTAAAGGATACGACAAAGAAAAACATGGTTACGATGTTTCTGGTTTGACTTTGGTTAAACATGACCCTATTCATTGCATTGAATATTCAGGAATGGTCAAAGATATTGAAATTCTTTTGACTGAGTTTTTAGACTTTGTGAAGTTTCGTAAAATTGAACATTTGTTTTATGAAAGACACCTATAAACTAGCAACAACCGAAGGCTTTTTTATGGCCTTTAATCGGTTCAATTCCTTAAAAGAAAAAGGCGCAATTATCGAGATAAATGAGATCAAGCCGACACGGACAAGCCTACAAAATCGTGCCTTGCATCTTTATTTCGCATTTTGCGCTGAGGCTTTGAACGATGCCGGTTTTGAATTTTCCTACCGAAACATAAAAGGCATGGAAATTGAAATTCCTTGGAACGGTGAAATGTTTAAAGACTATGTATGGCGACCTATTCAAAAGACGTTATTTGACTTTGAAAGCACAACCAAATTAAATACGACTCAAATTAACGCCATTTTGGACGTTCTGACACGCCATTTTGCAAACTTAGGACTATCTGTTCATTTTCCGAATCAATTCGATTATTGGCTAAAAAAAGTAGGTTATTGACTATGCTTTACAACACATCGAAAAACTATCTAAATTCGATTATTAAATATACTTTTGAGAAAATTTAAAACGAAACACAATGAAAACTAAAATCAAAATTGAATCTATTTTTGGAAAATTATTATTTGAATTTGAATGTGAAAATAATTCAATTAGCAATACAGTAGAAGAAGCAATTAAAAGCTGTGCAAACCTGAGCTGTGCAAACCTGAGAGGTGCAGACCTGAGCGATGTTTTAATAAACGAAACGACATCATTTTTTACTATTTCGTGTCCGGAAGAAGGTTCGTTTATAGCTTTTAAAAAAGCAGACAGTAAAATTGTGAAATTATTAGTTTGCGAAGATGCAAAAAGGAGTTCTGCCACTTCATTGAAATGCAGATGTTCAAAGGCAAAAGTTTTATCTATTGAAGATTTAGATGGAACTATAAGCGATTTAACAGAAGTTAAATCTAATTACAAATCAGACTTTATTTATAAAATAGGAGAAACAGTAGAGGTAACTGATTTTGACGAAAATAGATTTAATGAATGTTCAACTGGAATCCATTTTTTCATGTCAAGAGAACAGGCAAAACAATATTAAAATGAACCAAAAACTAATTGACTACAT